CCTATGGCATGAATTACGCACAACTGTTCAGTAACATTCAGTCGTACACGGAAAATACTTTTCCGGAGTTCACCGTTTCCGACGGATCGACAGAAACAACTACTGAACAGATTAACCGTTTTATTCAGCAAGCGGAACAACGTGTCTACAACACGGTGCAGTTTCCGTTCTTGCGTAAGAATATGACGGGCAACGTTCAGTCTGGCAACACATATCTTCAGGCTCCAAACGACTATCTTGCTACATATTCTTTAGCGGTGATTGATGCGTCTGGAAGCTACGAGTACTTGTTGAACAAAGACGTGAACTACATTCGTGCGGCATACCCAAATCCAACCACGGATGTGGGAACACCCAAATACTACGCATTGTTTGGCCCAGCTATTTCTAACAATGCAATCACAACTGAATTAACGTTTTTGCTTGGCCCGACACCCGATGCGGTGTACACGGTGGAGCTTCATTTCTACTATTATCCAGAGACTATTACGACTGCGGGTACTTCGTGGTTGGGGGATAACTTTGATACGGTGCTCTTATACGGCGCACTGGTTGAGGCGTACACCTACATGAAGGGTGAGACAGACCTGCTTGCTGTTTACGACAGTAAGTACAAGGAAGCCCTTGCACAAGCTAAACGTCTGGGCGATGGTATGGAGAGACAGGATGCTTATCGCTCTGGTCAGTATAGACAGGCGGTGACCTGATGGCGTTTACGGGAAACTTCTCCTGCAATACGTTGCGCACTGGGCTGATCAACGGTACGCTGGATTTTGCAACGGATACGTTTTATTTGGCGCTGTACACAAACTCGGCCTCATTGGATCAGTTAACTGCGGCGTACACCACTGATGGTGAGGCCTTTGGCGGCAATTATGCGCCCGGTGGGTCGGTAGTAGCGGCAACGGTCAGTACGGCTCTTAGCACAACTGGAAGTATTATCTTTGTTAGTTTCTCAAGCCCAGCTTGGACTGGCGCAATCACTGCTCGTGGGGCTTTGATCTATAAGGTTGGTGCAACTGGTGCTGTTTGTGTTTTGGACTTTGGTAACGATAAAATATCAACCAGCACTTTCACTGTAACGATGCCCGCTGACACCAGTACGTCCGCACTTATTAGACTTGTATAGGAAAAAACATGGCACTTGTAACCACAACAAAAGGCGAAATGGACGAGACTCTACTTGAGAAAAAAGAGGGTTTCGTTGATAATGACAACGAGCACACAACTTGGGTTGAGTATTGGTTGGATGGCGAACTTGTTCACCGTTCGGCGCATGTTCAGTTGAAGCAAGCAGTCACGTTCTCGGCTGAAGCAGCCTCTTTTACGTAAGGAGCCTAATATGGCAAATACTCAATCAATGGTCACGGGGTTTTTAGGCAAGCTCATGGTCGGTGCGCACAATTTTGGCGTGGGTGTGATTCGCGCTGGTACTGGCGCAGATACTTACTACGGTGCGTTGTTACTGGCAAGCGGTACGTTCAACGCTTCGTCTTCTAACTACACGGGTACGGTTGGTTCTATCACTATGTCTGGTGAAGTGTCTGGTGCTGGCTACACGGCTGGTGGTGTGCCGATTACCAACGCAAACGTTCCTACTGCGACCAATTCGTCTATAACTGCTGGTATAGCTTTTTGGACTCCTTCTGCCAGTATTTCCTACACAAGTGTGACGCTTGCCACTGCGTTTGATGCGGTGATGATTTACAACTTTACACAAGGCACTGGCGGTGCATACCCTGCTGTGAGTATTCACACATTTGGAGCACAAACAATCACTGCTGGTACGTTTTCATTGACGATGCCGACAAACAACACCGCATCTGCGTTGATTCGTTTGGCTACAACCTAATAGGACTGGTGGGGTAACCCGCTAGAGTAGCCATGTTTGGAATCTCCGCATTTGCTGAAACGTCATTTGCCTCTCTTGCAGGACAGGCAACTCTTGTTGCTCTTACGGGGGTTCAGGCTTCTGGTTTTGCAGGGACGATAGGTAACTTGGATGGCTTGGTAGCCATTGGTTCTGTTGGCACTATTGGAATGGGTCAGCGATCTGTGGCTATAAGCGGCGTGTCAGCGAGCGGTCAAGTGGGAACGTTTGATGAGTTTTATTGGACAACAATTGATGACAGCGGAACGCCAAACTGGCAAAATGTCGCAATGACGGTGTAAGGATTAAAGATGGCCTTTGTAATTGCAGATCGAGTAAAAGAAACCACTAGCACGACTGGTACGGGGACGGTGACTCTGCTTGGTGCTGCCACAGGGTTTCAATCTTTTGCCGTCATTGGGGATGCCAACACGACCTATTACACCATTGCATCCCAAACAGGTAATGAATGGGAAGTGGGTATTGGTACGTACGCATCTTCTGGTACTACGCTGGCTCGTACAACTGTTTTGTCAAATAGTTCAGCCACACAGCCATCAGCGTTAAACTTTTCTGCTGGCGTTAAAGACGTTTTTGTAACCTACCCTGCTGGGCGGGCCATATACGGCAATGCAACTGGAAGTATTTCTACTTCAGATAATGCCATTACACGCTTTGACAGTGCAGCCGGAAACATAATTCAAACAAGCTCGGTAACCATTGCTGACGACGGTGCAATTACTGCACCACAGGTTGGGTCGGTTATTCCTTTCTACTATGCCAACCAAGCGGCATTTCCCTCTGCGGCTAGTTATCATGGGGCCTTAGCTCATAGTCATGCAGACGGGGCGATGTTTTTTGCACATGGCAGTGTTTGGAATAGGCTTCTTGATGATGTGACGGATGTCACAGTTGCTCAAGGTGGTACAGGTATTGGAACAACCACGGCGTATAGTGTAGTTTTTACAGGTACGACAGCGACTGGTGCGTTTCAAGCAACGGCTGGGCCGGGAAACACGGGTCAAGTTTTAACATCTAACGGCGCGGGTGCTTTACCAACATTCCAAACCTCCACTGCTGCCAGTAAAGCCTACGCACAAGCTATGCGTATTCTTGCTGATTAAGGAAAAATCATGGCAGTAACCAACTTCTCCCCCCTTCTTGGTCTAGCTCTCCCGACCACAGGTGACCTGCAAGGTACTTGGGGTACTACTGTCAACGACGCCATCACGGGCTTGATTGATTCGGCGGTTGCGGGGACAACGACACTTTCAGCCAATGCGGATGTAACTCTTTCCACAACCAACGGCGCGGCTAACCAAGCACGTAATGCCGTCATTTTGTGGACAGCTAGTAACGGTGCTACAACTCGTAACATCACAGCCCCAGCCCAGAGCAAAGCCTATATTGTCATCAATGCTGGTACTGGCTCTATTGTTATTCGCGGCTCTGGTCCAACGACTGGTGTAACGGTTGCTTCTGGTGTTCGTGCTTTGGTAGCTTGGAACGGCTCTGACTTTGTAAAGATTGTCAGTAACCCAGTGGTGTTGACATCTGACGTTTCTGGCATTCTGCCTCCTGCCAACGGTGGTACAGGGCTATCAGCTCCCGGCGCACTTAATAATGTGCTGGCTTCAAACGGTGCAGGGGCTTGGGTGTCTTCTGCTAGTGCTGGTGGAATTTCTGCTGGTAAGTCCATTGCTTTTTCAATCGTATTCGGTCTATAAGGAACCATCATGGCAAATCCAAATATTGTCAACGTAACGTCGATTCTTGGCACGACAACGTACTACACCCCCAGCGGTACATCCGCCATAGTGTTGTTGGCTAACACCGCCGCATCTGGTCTGGTCTATAAGATCAATCAGATTGTTTGCGCAAACGTGAATGGCTCTTCTGCTGTGAATGCAACAGTGAGTATCTACAGCAACGGCGCTGTGGCTCAAGGCGGCGCACCAGCAGGCGGTACGGCTTACCCGGTCATCTCTACGATCTCAGTTCCTGCAAGTGCATCTGTGATTGCTGTAGACAAGACAACGGCTATTTACCTGATGGAAGGCACTTCAATCTCGGTGACATCAGGTACTGCCAGCGGCATCACATACACCATCAGTTACGAATCCATCGCCTCTTAAAATTGGAGTAGCCAGTGAGCATACGCCAATACAATTTAGGAAGCATCGTTAAGCCGGGGTTTAATCCGCTTGGGGCTCAGACGACGACGTATAACTATTA